AGGAGGAGAGAGATTGAGAAGGAAGAGGAGGAGAAAAAAAAGATGTTGATGAGAGAAAAAAATAATAAAAAGCTATTGACAAATGAGAGAAAAAAGATATAGTAAAGACATGAAAGGAACACAAGAGCAAAAGAAAGGAAATAAAACAATGAGCAATCAAATCAAATTAAATGACGGCGAAACCCTCATAGGGGCGGTATGCGAAAACAGATCCGGCGTCCTGACCCTCGTCCTGATCGCGAAAAGTGTTTTAGATGCCCGCCCTGTTGCGGCCGTGTTTGACATCCTGCCGGATAACGTTTTACCCGCGCTAGCGGACCTTGACATGATAAATATGTGGGAAGGAGTTAATTACAACCCGGCCGATATCGATACCTTTTTGCGATATGAGGCCACCCGGCCAGTTGCGTACACAACCGTCAGCGTCGCCGGGGAAAATGAAACAATCATGGAGACTGAACGCATGGGATACGCCGCCCGCTACGCATTCAACATTTCTGAATGCGCAGAATAATCGCGCTACTCTATATCCTTTAAGCATCAGGAACTTACGATTTTGTCATACAAAACAAAAAACAATGAGATACAACAAAATAGGAGCTATGAAGTACGATAGGAACAGAACACTACAATCGATAAACGCCCGGAAAAGCAGGAGCGCATGGGGAAGGGCGGTGAATGAGTATGCCTACGAACTTGCGGAAAGTATCGAAGACGGGAAAGAGTTTAAGGAAATTAACTCATTCGCAATTGAGTTACTAAACGGAGCGTGTGACTGGTGTGAATATTCGGAGGGCGGGTGCTCCTTGATTAGCGATTATGAAATAGCGGAAAGACTTTGCCCCCCCTCAAAATTCAAAAAGAAAAAATATGGTGAATTGCCTCCGTATAGAGGCATGAGTTGGATTGCCCTGCAGGGAAGGGCATTGTGTGCGGCTAGTTATGTCGTTAAGTCTCACTTAAAAATAAAAAAACATGAAAGCGAAATATAGGGTTGTCGTGTTAGGATGTTTGAAAAATCTAAACACGGAAAAAGAGGTTGTTGAAGAGTATCGGAAATATCTATCAACAATTTTTTTAAAAAAGCAAGTGATGTCGTTTAGCGTGATCTATGGCGACGACAAAAAAATAATGGGTGCGATTGTGGCAACAGGGCATCAAATTGAGATAATTTCAGGAGGGCGTAAAATAGCACAACTTGTCAACAAAATGAGAAAAGAGAGATTAAAGAAATGAAAACTGAATATTTGCTAGAGTGTTACGAACGAACCGGAATGGATGATTTTTATTTCATTGTTTCCCTGAAAAACAAAAATGTTTTTTTGTAGGAAATTTAAAAAAATCTGAAAAAGAAATATTCATAAAATGAAAAGAATTAAAGATGTATATGGATGTTTAAGTTGTTTTTTGAGACAAAAAACAAAAATAAATATAAAAAGAAAACTAGGAGAAACAATAGAAGATGAAATTATTTATGAGCTTAAATATGAAATGTGTGGCTATTTTGAAAGAGAAATGCTTAAAAGCGTGTTGATCGATGCTGGATTTGAAGAGTTTTCATATATTTGTCTCCTGAACAAAAAACTTTTTAGAGTTGATAAAGAGGAAAAAACAATATTGCCGATTGTTGGAATATCATTTCAATCTAAAGTTATTTTGCCGCAAGAAGTGCTTATCAATTATTCTTCCCGTTAGAAAATGAAAGTATATCAATTTGAGTTTGAAAACCCACAAGAAGAAAGGCGGATCTTCCCTACCTCCTATCTAAATTTCAATCACGGTTTTCGGTGTTTTTTTTCGGCGATAAAAGATGATTGGAGAATAGGCTCAATCATAGAAGTTTTTATCGCAAACAAACACCCTAGGAGATTGATTTTCAGAATAGAGAGCCGTCCGGAAGGCGATTTGATTAGCGATTTTCGGAAATGCCCGCTAAAGGAAAATAAAGAATATAGGTTTAATTTTAAAACATTAGAACTAAATGAAAAGAGATATTGACTTGTTTCTTGGCAAAGTATCAAAAATAATAAAAGGGAAAAACTTTTTATACTGCGTTTGTAAAAAGGGTTATTCTTTCGAATTTATTGTAGCCGCAAAGAGGCTACAATCACAAAAACCAGATTCGTTGATTTTTGTAAGACATGGGAATCGATTTACTTTCTGTGATGAGTTTGAAGGATTGAATTTTAAAGGATTGCTAATTTACGGATCATTATCAAAACTAATAAAAAAAGAACTCGTAATTTACACCTACCCAGAACTAAAAAAAGAAATTTATAATAAACATGACGCTTTTGCATTAGGTCTTGATTCTGTTGACAATAAACTAAATATTAGTTTGTTAAAAAACAACATTGAACTTGATTTAAAGATTTTCCTAGAAACAGGAGAAGAAAAAGAAAAACAAAAAAAATGAACACAATGTATATCGTCAAGATGTATCTAACTTGTAGAAATAAAACACCTTTAGTATCTACTATGTTAGAAAGTGAAAACAACGAAAAGATGATTGAATTTTTAAAAAAATCAATCAGTATTAAATATTTTCTAGAACTAGAAAATACTAGAACAGGTGAAATTATAGAAAAATATATAACACCTAACACAATAAAAGATAACACGCTAGGATATATCCCTGTAATGCGTAAAACTGGAGGCGGACCCAATGTAGGCTTCCTATTTGTCGGAGTTAAGCCTGTCAACTGGTATGAATACAAAACAAAGCAAGTTCTAGGACATTTTCCAGAATACGGAAGAACTAGTTTAAAATCTTGCTATCCACACACACGTTGCTTCACCTCTAACAAGGAGTTAGCGCTAAAATATTATCGACATTGTGCAACAAATCTTAATAAACAAGGAATACTCATAAATTTATCACAAGAACTTTTCCTAAAACTTCACGATTCACGACAACATGTGGAAGAATTGTGGGAAGTTTATTCTAGAATAAACAACAAAAACAACAAAAACCGTATTATTTTTTAAAACAATGAACGCAAAAGAAAAAAAATCTTTGGAACTATTATTCGCTTTTGTTAGAAAAAATTACAAAGAAATTCTCAATGAAGAATATTCTGACGTATCGTACAAAAATATCGATGCGGTATTCTTGGCAAAGGCTAGAAGAAAAACAACAGCTTTCTTGAAATATATCGGAGAAAGAAATTTTAGAGGGTGTATTTACGGGAAAAATAACGTCAGACTAATAAAAAATTCCGATATGGTTAAACTAAATAAACGGTTGAAAGACAGAATAATTCTAACGCCTGACTTAATTTTATATAAAACATATTCCAGGGAATATATAAAAATCCTAAGGTTTTTCGTTGAAGATGTTTTATGGGGAGAACTAAATGAGCACAACATTGAGTATCTAACAGAATACGTCATTCCTACCTTGAATTTTGACAAAGATGTTTTTGAACATCCAGACATTCCAAATGTTTTTATATCGACGCAGATGAGAAATTATCACTATTTTCCTAGTGAATGGTCCAAGCCTAACAATGATGTTCTAAAAGAACCGCTTGTTGGATTGGAGCTAGAAATATATGCACGAAATAAATACATTTTTAATAATACATCAAATTTCTTTTACATTCAGCATGACGGAAGCCTTTCTAATGAGAAAGGCGGTGCAGAAATAACGACAATTCCAATGACTTTCGACGAACTCATTAAAGAAGGAGGAGGAATTGACATATTAACAAAAGATTTCATGCCTCGCTTTTCTTGTTATTCTCAAAAAGCTACAGAAACAGGCTTTCACATACATTTATCTAAAATTAATTTTAACAAAAAAGTTTGTATTTTGCTAAAAAAGGCATTTTATTGTTTTCCGTATGATTTTATTACGGAGCTTTTTGGAAGGACTAATGGAGGGTATTGCCTAGCCGAACCTCAAATACAAAGGCTAATGGAATACGACATTCATCCAAACGCGGCATCAGAATTAGGGTTGGAAAAAATATTTCTACCTTATTGCGATACGAGATACCTCGAACTAAATTTCACAAATAGTAAAACAGTTGAATTTAGACGTGGCAAGGGAACCGTTGATGCTATTTGCATAAAATCCATTTTAGATTTTTGCTATCATATTTATAAATATTCCGTGGAAGCACAAAATCTTTATAAAAGCGATTTGCTAAATATTAGGTTGTTTTTACAGAACTACCTAATGGAGAACGCTAGAACCGAACATCTGAAAAAACTCATAAAGAAATATGAAGAATATAAAAAATAAAATTCAAAAAATAATTATCGATGCGATTATAATTATTTTTGGACTACTGATCTACTTTAGCCTGATGTTCGCATTAGGATTTTGAAAAGCAAAAGAAAGAACCAATGAAAGAGCAAAAGAAAGAACCAATGAAAGAACCAATGAAAGAGCCAATGAAAGAGCAAAAGAAAGAACCAATGAAAGAGCCAATGAAAGAGCAAAAGAAAGAACCAATGAAAGAGCAAAAGAAAGAGAAATCCTCTTGTTTGCGACAACAAATCAAGCTAGAATGCTATATTTCAAGCTTGATAGGTAGCCTTAACTTGGAATTCTCAAATGTTTTTCATAGACCACTATCACAAGAACTATTTCATAAAATAAGGATAGAGACAATCAATTATCTAATCAGAAACGGAGTTAAAATGACATATCCTACCTATCAGCAATATACTTTCGTGAAAATTTTTTACGAAACGCCCGAAGAAGAAAATAAAGCTTTTTTTCTCATGGAAGGCATCAAAAACATCATCACAAAAAACGCAACAAAAAACCAATAACCAAACAAAAAAAACATGTGTATCATTGCTTACGGAATCAAGAAAGATATCGGAAATAAACGTTTTCAAAATTGCCTAACAAACAATCCAGACGGATTTTTCCTTCTAGGGTTTAAGAGAGGGGCCAAAGATAAAAAACCGGAATTTCTGATTAGAACTCTTCTAAAAAAGGAGGTTGTGGCCACATGGGAAAAAATCCCTAATGATTACATAGTCCTTATTCACGCTAGAATCAAAACTCATGGATCTATTTCTGAAAAAAATGTTCATGGGTGGAACGGTGATGATTGGTATTTTTGTCACAATGGCGTACTATCAATCAAAAATAAAGGAGACCTTACAGACAGTGAAACGTTCTTCCGCTATCTGTTTTTGCCCGCATTTGGAAAAACAGACATTGAGGAAACAAACGAAGGTATTAATGATATGGTCAATTCTGTCATAGGTTCAAGTAAATTTGTTTTTTGGAAAAAAGGAAAGATGTTGTTTTATGGCAATTTCGAAAGACCGGATAAAAACAAATTTGCTTATTTTTCGAACAACTCTTATCAAAAAAAAGAATATAGTTACTGCTCTTTTTATGGTGATGAGGTTTATTGGAGCAACAAAACCGGATATTCTAAATATTCCAAGACCTACAATTACTCAAAAAAATACTACTCATTTAATAGCAAACTAATACCTGAAAAAAGAGTTCAATAGTTTGTCATAAAACTACACAAATTCAACCACTGTAGCCTTTATTTAGGCTACAGTGGTTTTTTATTACACTTTTGTTTTCTGGTGGTTAAGGGAACACTAACTTACCGCCTCTTCGATCTGTTCGAGGAAAAAGGTTCGTTTTTTTGAATTCAAAATTGTTGAAAAATTAAAATCATTTCTTTTTTTTAGCAAGGCGATAAAATCGGAGGATGAATTCACACTCATCCGCACTCCCTCAAAATCGTCCAGCACTAAGAGCGGGATTGATTGCGCTCTATTTATCAGGCGCGCATCCTTTTTATAACTGGCCATTTCTCTTTCCAGTTCAGGAGCTTTCATGTAAAAAGCTGACCTGCCATTCCATAATTCCTGCGATATCAAAGCGCATGCGGAAAAGGTTTTACCTTTTTCCGGCGTGCAGACAAATAAACATCCGCTACTTAAGTTTTTCAGGAATGGAAATATCCGGCTCTTGTCGATCTTTCCATTCACGCAAGCATCATAAAACCCTTGAGGCACGCCGGATTGCCTCAACAGTTTTTTCCATGATGCTATGCGTTCTTTTTCTTTTTCTTTTCGCCGCCATTCTTTCGTTTCCTGTTCTGTTGTTAGCGGTATTTCATCTAATCTCTTCAATAGTTCTTCTAAATTCAGTATGTCTTTTGCCAGTTTCGGCTCGGAAATACGTTCCATTTCTTCTAAAGGATAGTCATGGGAATGGTGATTCATATCCTTATTTTACATGAATTTGGAAAGGGCGTTTTTTGTGAAATCGTCAATGGGCAAAACAAAGTTAGCATAGGGCATATGGGTAATAAAATCCTTGTCCTCAATTAGTGGCGTAATTTCCCCAGAGAAGGTTCTATTTGAAATGTGGAGGTAATAAAGAGATTTCAAAAAATCTTTATTAGGTTCATCCTCTAAACCAAATGCTTCTGGGTAAAAAGCTCGAAGGTTAGTGAGCTTCTTTACGGAAAGTTGTGTAGGCATCCATTTGGCCTTATTCCACACCATTGGCGTGATGTTGAAACCCACACGTTGCATCATGAGCTTGCAAAGGGCTTCGTTAGTATTGGCGAACTTGGAGAATGCTTCTAATTGTTCTGTTGGTAGTGCTTTCGTCATGTCGTTTTTGTACCACATGTTTTGACATGCACAAGAAAAAAAAATAAAAAAGATTGCCATGTGTGGGAGAAAAGATACAATGAGGGCATGTCAGACAACCCAGAACCATTGACCACAGTCCCGGCAGAAGGCTTATCCATGATAGCACCTCTTGCTGGAAATCCGCTTGCTAACGTGCTTTCCAACAAAGAATCGCTAGAGGCGCTTGCTTCTATATATATAGCAAAGCAGATGCCGAGAAACATGATGGAGGTTTCCTCCAAAATTAGACAGCTTTGCTCCTTCCGTCATTTGGCTAACACCGCATTCTTCGAATACAAAAGGGGAGACTCTAGTATTTCAGGAGAGACAATCCATTTAGCAAATGCGTGCCTTACCGCTTATGGGAACGCAGAAGCTGGGTGGAGAAAGATAGGGGAACATGTAGATGAAAAAGGAAGGGTTTGCTCCGACTGTATAGCTTTCTGTTGGGATAAAGAAAACAACATAAGAAGGGAGATAGCCTTTTCTGTTCCGCACTACAGGGACACAAAAAACGGTGGATATCCTCTTACATCCGATAGAGATATTTATGAACTTTGTTCTAATATGGCCTCTAGGCGCATCAGAGCGTGCATTTGGGCGGTATTGCCGGACTTCATTAGGCAAGAGGCGGCAGAGGCTTGCCAAAACACGCTAAGAGCCACAGATACACCCATTGCGGAAAGAATAAATGGATGTGTAATAGCCTTTTCCAAAATCGGAGTCTCCAAAGAAATGCTTGAGGCTTACCTTAAACACAAAATTGAGACTAGTAAGGAATCTGAAATCGTAATGCTTATTGGTCTCTTCAACGCCATTAAAACCGGGGCCATAAGTAAAGACGAAGCTTTCTCCAACGAAGAAGACAAGTCGCCAGAAGCTCCCATATTCAAAAAGAAAGAAAACAATGACAAAAATTAAATGCATGCTCTGCGGTATGGTTTTAGAGGAAGAAGACTACTCTATCCCACTAGAGCGACAGCGCAAAGGAATGGATGGACAAACCTACTTTTTTTTTCTGTTTATGCCAGAACTGTAAAAAGATTATCGATAAAACCTATATAGATTATGAACGAAAACTTGAACAAGAATAAAAAGGAAAACAAGGAAGTTAAAAAAGATTGTATTACCTGTAAATACTGGCCCTATCCTTACTATGGGTCTCCTTGCCTCGAATGTTCTGATTGCGAAGATGAAGAGTATAAATATTGGGAACCAGAAGAAAAAATAAAAAAATATGATGATGATGATGAGAACCCTATGTCAGGGAACACTATTTCGCCACCCATTTTAGGAGGTTTTCTATAATTTATATTTTAACCACACACAAGCAATAATGAAAACAAAAGATACGGAAAGACAAGGATTGCCTTCATGTTCCAGCTTAGCACGTCTTGCGTTATGTCCGCACTCATTGAGATATGACGTTGAAGGAGTAGAGACAACCTCTGAAATAGCTGAAAGAGGAAACAGGATTCATCAATACCTTGCATACCAAAACATACTACTCACCGAAGAAGAGACGAAACTCATGCTTGCATGCAAAAGAATCGTGACAGAAGTTTCGTCGATTTGGGCGGGAGAAGACAAGTTCGAGGAATTAATGAAGGAGGAAAGATGTTTCTTTTTCGAGGGGGACAATGCAATCTTTTCTGGGAAACCCGACTTAGTTTTAGGCAAGTCTGACGAAGAGGGATTCCATTTATTGATTATCGACTATAAGACAGGCCCTTTAGAGCCGGAGTCCACACAAATAAACCACCAGCTTAGAGGGTTAGCCCTATGTTGCAAGCAACACATCGAAAGGAATTATCAGGACTGCAAAATAAAATCAGTCTCTTGTGCCATTGTTCAACCTCTGGTGACTTCTTATCCTGTTATTGTGAGGTACAGCGAAGAGGACATCAAAGAGGCAGAAAAAGAAGTCATTGAGATATGCGAACGCACAAGAAAGAGCCTTCCTCCTCAAGCTAACAGCTATTGCAGGTACTGCAAGGGTTTTGCTGAATGTAAAAAGCCATTAGAGGTGGTGCAGACAATCACTACCCCCGCTACAGCTTTTTCTTCTAAGCTGAAACAGATGAATCCAGAAGAACGCTCTAAGCTATATTTTACAGCTAAATTGGCCTCGAAGGTGGCCAAAGAGATAGAAGAATCATGTTATGAGTTGCTGAAAAATGGCGAAGAGATTGACGGCCTTGGTTTAAAGGAAGGAAATACGGTTCGTAGCTTTAAAAACGAAGGGTTATCTAGGGTTCAGCAAGTCATTCCTCTAGGGGACATGATGGAAGCCGTTAGTGTTTCAGTCTCTAAACTGGAAGAGGCTTTTCACAAACACCAAAACATTGTGAATGGGAAGCAGTCTAGAAAAGCATCGAACGAACAATTCAATAAAATCTTTGGAAGCTATATCGTCGAAAAAAAACAGAAAGAAAGGATAGTTAAAAAATGAGCGCAAAATACAGGACTGAAAATGTCGAGAACGATGTTGTTGAAGGATATGAAGTTTACTCTACATCTATAGACGATGAAGACACAACTGCTTGCTTCTTTTCCTCTAAAATTTATGGAACCGAGGAAGCCTACAAAAAGGCAAGTGAAGCCAAGGAAGAGCTTTCCAGTTGGCAATACGAAAGGAGATAATGCGTAGCATGGATTTGTTTCAATATGAAAGGAAGGTTAGAGTGTACAATATAGCCAAACAAATATGTAATGTTTTCAGTAAATTTTTAGGTGTTAAAGAGACTGTCCCACAGCTCAAAAAACATCTTGAGGAAGAGGTAGAAGAACTTCTTTCGGCCAAAAACAAGAAGGAAATGGCGTTTGAATGTGCAGACGTTATCATCCTTTGCATGAGAATACTTATCGTTAGCGGCTACAAAGACCCTCTTGCTATCATAGACCAAAAAGGTAAGATTGTCCTCAACCGCCTTGAAAAAGCAGTAGGAATCCAAATGAGAACACCCGGACTAGACGGGCGTGAGGCGTATAGGTTGGCAAAACAAGAACTAGAATATGGAAAAGACAACTAAAAGGGGGCGACCTCCTAGGAAAAAAGAGCCAGAAGCAGAGGTTTTGCATACAACAGCGGAAGCCATTTGCGAAATTCAGAAAAATCCAGATACAGAATTTGAACAAAACTCTGTGTTCGGTGTTGTGGTGCTGAAAAGAAGCCGCAATGGAGGGATAGTGATGACTCAAAAGGACTCCCGATTTGAGCTTGTCGATTTCAGATTCCCAGTATCAGAGAAAAAATCATGGAAAAAGACAAAGTAATCGCCAACGTTTTTAGAGATTTCAGTTGTTGGGTTGGGCTGGATTTATCCCTGACGGCAACAGGGCTTTCCGTCCTTTACCAAGACATCAAGCTGGACGGCTACAGATATACCCTCACAAGCCCCCACAAGGGGCCTAGACGGCTCTCCGAGTTCGCTAACCATATAAAGCTCGCCGCAGAACAAATATTGACCTACAGGCCCGCTAGCGAAGTTCTGGTGTGTATAGAGAATTATGCATTCTCGCAGTTTGGGAAAATCGTCCACCTAGGAGAACTTGGCGGCGTTGTGAAACAAAACCTGTTTGATGCAGGATTGTCCAATATTTTGGTTTACCCACCGACTACCCTAAAAAAATTCGCAACAGGAAAAGGTGTTGCAGAGAAAGGGCTGGTGATGACCAATGTTTACAAACGCTGGGATGTAGATACATCCAACAACAACGAAGCGGATGCATACGTCCTCTCTCGTTTAGGCCATTGTTTATGCTATCCTGAAACTTACACAGAGTTCCAGCGTGAGGCGTCTAAAAAATTCCAGCTGGCATAATAGGCATGCTATACATAAACAAGCTTACCGATAAACAGTTTTATAACGTTCTCGGAGGTTATGCTAAAGGAGTGAGACTAAGGAAGCTCCTCAAGAGATACCATTATACGCCTAACATGTTCATCAAGGACACTTTGAGGGGGAATAAAATCAAGGCTATGGACTTTTGTTTAGCGGCCAGCAAACACTTTCAACGCCGGGCAGAGCTATACAGAAAAGACTTTAAAACCAAGAGATGTATTCCTCTTAACCTGATAAACCCCCGAAGGACAAGACGGGCGGGGATTTCCGCTTACCACAAACAGGCTCCCTTGTCTAAAATGGAGTTGGAGAAAATAGATGATTTCTTTTTTGGCTGACAGTTATTTTTTCTTCCTGCCAATCCGTAACCAGTTTGCGGCCTTGTTCATCCATTGAGCGGCGCTTTGAGCAAAAACCTTTCCGTCGCCGATAGCGGCAATATCTTTTGGGTCGCCCATATTGGCAAGCTCAATATCCATGAAATCAATCCAGCCGGGTAGGCCCTTAAACTCTGTGCATGGGTTGAATCCGTATTGTCCCCACCCCTCTTTTTCCAACAACGAATGCGACGTATGAAGAAGCCTGAAACCAAAAGGCCCTTGAGTATTTGAAGAGACGATTTTCTGATAGGTACTGCGATTAGAAGTGACGTATGATGTCCGCAACCGCAAGATAAAATCAACCTTCATATTGTCCCACCTGTTAGACATAAACAGGTTCACATCCCTTGTGAGAGGAACTATGTCCAGAGATGGATTTAGAAGCTCTTTATCCAGAAGTTCTACTAGGTTTGATGCGATATTAGTTAGAACTTTATCTTGCTTGTCGATAGCGATAATGACATTCATTTGTTTTGAAGAGAGGAAACAGTATAATCAATGCGCCGAATAAGCTCTACCTGTTGAGCCATTGCTTCTGAAATCTTCAATGTCGCATGAGCTTGGTCTTGTTGCAACTTTAGCATGTCCTGCCGCATTTTTACGTTGTCCTGATACAGAAAGAAGCAACACACCAAAGGAGCGAACAGGATTACAATCTCCTTATAATCCTTAACAACTTGAAGAAGAGAAGCAATTTTTGTTGTCGGCATTAACGTCACTTCTTGAGTTTTTGGACGACAGGAGGCTTGCCGGAGATAATGAGGTTCCCGTTTTCGTCAACGCTATAGCTAATCTGCCCACCCTGTTCACCAGACAAAGTAAACGATGTGTTGGCACAACCAGTAGTGCAGAAAAAGGCAATAACAGCACCAATGATGGCACTGACAAGGGCAATCCGTGTGGCAAGCTCACACGCCTTGGTGTGGTCTTCGGGAACACTAGTATCTAACCCAGCCTGAACAGCAACAGCCTCTACTAGCGCTTCGAACGTGTAAGTTGTCTTCATACATGGACAAATAACATTCATTGTTTTCCTATACAAACAAAAACTCCGCACTACTAACGCATTTTACGCCCGTAGTGCGGAGGTCTTACGAGGTGGCCGGGAAGGTTGACCTACGGTATATACCACACTTCCTACTTTTATATGATTAGTTGTTTGATTTGGATTGATTTTTACCCTAGCTCATAAACTCATATGGCAGGGTTTTGCTACACCTTCCTAGCAACAAATAGTTGCTGACTCAAAACAGTTTTAATTTCATCTACTTGTGAAACTAAAAATGATTCTTGTCCGGCTACCTCATAAAGGTATTCGCAAATCTCGTCACATTCTTCCCTAAGCACCTCAAGCACTTCGTCATCACTAGGCGTCTCTGTTAAGGAAACCTCATCCATAACGATGTCTTTATCGGGGCTTAGGGAATTGCCTGAATAGGACTCTTTGAATGTGTCGAAAAGCTTTGAACACTTTTTATACATTGTCCCTGTTGCCTCATGAACCCAACCTCGCTCGGTTAGCTCATGAACATTGTTCAGGAACGTTAAAAAGTTATTCAAGACTGCAAGGTTAATCTTCTTCTTCATCGGAACGCTTCGCCTCAATACTAGGGAAGCTAGCGCACTTATCAAGCCCAAATCCTCTGATGGTATAAATAAGAGGTTTGATAAATTCTTCCCAAGAAGCGGAAACGAAGAGCGCCTTTTTCAGCTTCTTCATGTAAGGCTTGGATTTAATCTTATAGAAATACTTTTTATCAAAGCTAATCATTTTGCCTTCGACTAGACCAGACACAACAAGCGAATCAGTCTTAGCGTTTTCACCAACATGGAAAACAGGCGCTCCGATAAGATTGGAGATTTTCTTCTTAATGGTTGTTTTATCCTCTTCGGAAATATCCAATTCGTCAACTAAGTCGATAACGTCAGGTTTGACTCTATACCAGACGTTGCAATCAGGATTTAAATCAATACCTTTCTTACACAAGTCTTCAAAATCAGCCATAAACATGGCGCTCCTGACAGGATTATCGTCAAACATGGCAATAAGTCCTCTCAACTTGCTTTCCGGAAATTCCTCTCCGTTTATTTTTTTTCGTTCCATACTATTTATTGGTTATTGGTTGTTTTGGATTCAAGGCAAAACATGTAGCTCCTAACGATGTAGCAATACTAATAAGCAACGAGAGAGTAATCAATGTTTTTTTTTTTTGAAAGTGTCATGCAGAAGAGAGAAAAGTTTTTGTTTTCCTCTCTTATAAATTCGCGCGCGCGTATATACGGTGTAACGTCCTTTGTGGTTGGAGACGGTAGTTAATAACTTCGAAGTGGTCTATGTTATCGTTTCGCTAACACCTTCGAACTTGGCTCTCTTGTTAGCCGCTCTATGCAACCTGTTAGTCGAACGAAGGAATAAAACTGATAATTAAATATTAAATGGTTTATTCTTACATACTTTATCTAACCAACGTGTTCCAAATTAGAACTGTTTTAAAACCATTTATTTTCTAATCCCTTTGTTTCTCTAACCAAGCCCACAACTTTGTTTGGCTCCATAGCCGATAGGCGTAAATCAAAACTTTTGAAAAATCATGAAGGATATGCTTGCCATATCCGAACTCTTTTCTTGTAGAGAACCAAGTTATTTGCTAAACACTTGGTTGTTGCTAACCACGAGGGAGATTGAGCCTTGGAGCGGCCAAAGGAAGACAATCAACTTAACCGCCCTGTTCCTTGAACAAGATTTTAACGAAACACCCCTCAAAAAATCAAGCCTAAAGTTTGACATCGAAAACGCTCGAAACGGAACATTGTGTGACATAAGTATATGGTTATTAGTTAATTATAGTTGTGTCATACAACACATATTTTTTACATCAGGCCTGTTTCAAGACAAAAAAGAAGAGCAGCTTCGGGTAAAACATGAGAAAAAACCCCGAAGCTGCTCCGCTCGAATATGCACAACGAAAGAAGAAAAGAATTCTTCCAAGAGCATTAGACCAAATCCTGTTCCCTTGGTCAACTGTAAAGTTTTTCTTTACAGTTCATCGAACTTGTAAGGAAAGCTTACAAGTTGCTCGAACACGCATAAAAAACAGGACCCCCGCTTTTAACGGAGGCCCTGTCTTTATGACATAGAAACACCTATATACAGTGGCTACCGGAATAGTAACTGTTGGTATACTAGGATGAAGTGTTGTTCATGTCGAGTAATAAAATCAGGCAATTTGTCTTACTACTACCTTTTTAACAGAAATTCCGGATGTAAATATATTCAGCCCTATTAGTTTTAGCAAGTTTGTTTCCGTCCCTTGAGTGTGAGAGAAGAAACACTTCAAAGAGGCGATAGTGGAGCCATTAGGAATGCTTACCATAGAAGCTGATTCCACATCATCCCACATCCACTCAAGAACCGTCGCCGTCCCGTTGGTGACTATTAGTGGGGGATTAGCCAGTTCTAGCAAAGATTGGTTAGAACTGGCTAGAGAATCATAGTTTTCAAACGCAAATACATTAAAAGCATACGAAGCAATACCTCCCGGAAATTCTAATTCGTAAATACCAGAAGGAGCCGAGGCCGGAATCTTTAAAACATTCGTATTAGAAGCGGTTTCCGCTACTAATTCAAGTGTGGTTAAATACATTGCTATGATTATAAAAAAGTTATGCCCCCCCCCCCGAAATCGGGAGAGGGGACTATCACGCAGGCATATCAGACGTGACAAGCTCCTTGTCACCGATAGCCCACATATTCTGGTCGGTTAAAAAGTAAATGGTTGAATTGCTCTTCGTTTCCAAAGCGTCATATTCTGCCTTGGTTAGAGAGCTAAAACGGATAGCTAGTTGGCCTATTCTAGTAACAACACTCGTATCAACATATTGTTTATTTGCGGCCATTCCTTGTAAGGTCGGAATAGGAACTTCAAGCGTCCCCCCATTAGCAAAAATCTTGCCGCCTGTAATTACTTGAGAGGTGGAAGTTGTTACAAAATTATTTTCCAAATATCCCTTAGAGACAGCATGGTTTAAATCTACTGGTTCACCTACCCCTAAAGGTGATTGAAAATTAACATCGGAGGCTACCGTTTGTAGATTTGGCGTTGCTAACTGTAAGTAAGCGTTATCCCCCATTTCCTTGTTCAAGACATCATTGGCCGCTGGGGATGCCTTTACCGTTCTAATTAATTCGCCTGTAAACTGCCAGTCACCTGAAATCTCTTGGGGCGCTTCCGGGTCAAAGCTTTCGCCGCCACCGGACGACACACCGGGGACGGCGAGACTAAAATTTGCCGGTGTTACAAGCCATTGTACATCGCTACTCCCCACGTTTACAAAAACAAAGGGAGAAATTGCAATAAACGGGATTTGCCTAGCTGTTTCAATTTTCTCGTAAAGCATGCTAAACATATCCGGCTCGCTCTGTTGGTCGCTATCGGCCGCCAATAGTTCTATCTCTCCTGCCCCAGAGGGAGAGTGTACTGACAGAACATAAGAACGACCTTGCTCAACGCTAGCAAACTGATTGCCAGTTAGCCCGGTTGTACGGGCGGTTGTCTTTTTTTTTGCAGTCATTGGTCAATGTTGTCTTGGTTAAAGATTGTTGGCTAGTCTTCCCAGCCTCTAATCTTGAGTAGTTTGTTTATTTGTCTTAATTCCCTAGAAAGTTTTCTGTAGGTTGCTGACCTTTCGCCGTTTTCCTGCTTGGCCTTCTTCTTCTCCCTTCTTATCTGCCTAGCCCTCTCCTTCATAGCTTCTTTTTCGGTATAGAGGGGATTTACTGACTCTGGAAGGAATTTCTGTGTGGTCGTCTTAGCTTGTGAAAGGGCATTTGATAATGCACCTACCATCTCTAGAGCTTTGGTCATACTCTGCCCAGAAGTACCAAATATTGTGGTAGCCGATGCGACACTCCCAATATTTTTGCCTACATAGGAAACCATATCAATGTAATCATTGGTAGTCAAAGCACCTTCCTTGTCCCATTTTTCCGATACAGTCTCATACGTCTTCACAATACTTCTGACTAAGCCTTGAATTGATTTGGATAAATCAGCCATATCGGCTCGTCCCAGACTGAATTGCTTACCACCGCTAATAAGGGAAGCGCACCACTCTGCAAACCCGCCGAACATAGGAACAGAGACAATCGGACTCAATACCGAAGTCAATAAGAAGTTGCTCATGAAGTCGTCCTCTTTGTCTTTATCGCCAAACAAACCTGTAGCCAAGCCGTTGAAGAGACCATTAGCAAGAGCGGCAATAGTATAAACACGAAAGGCTCCCTGAAAAGCCTCCCAGAAAGGAACATCCTTTTTGCCTTGCATCATCACTAGGCCGAACTTGTTCATCACGTCAGACAAGAAAAGGAACTGGGCTTGCTCAAATGAGCTTCCACCTATCAAGTGGATAGCCTTAGCGGAGGTAGATAAAGGCTGTGCCGTCTGGTAGATGTTTTTGTTAAGCTCCCATCTTATCTGTTCATGCGACAAACCGCGATTAGCAAGCATGTGGGAGGTCAGCTGATTCACAAAAGATATGCTCCACCAGTCAAAAGCCATAAGGCCGCTCATGCCCGCTTCCTGCCAATATCCCCATTGCGCTTGTTTTTTTAGGGGAATGCTTAATGCCTTATCGGCAAGCACACGGTCTTCCCATCCACGGTACTTACGTTCCTTCATTGCCTCCAAGTCACGAAGCTCTTCAAGGGTAAAACCTTTATAGTTCCCGCTTGTCACCTCTGCCACGCCTTTGATAATTTCCATCATGGAGAAGTTGCTACCAACGATAGGGTTGAACAAAGCCGCACCAGAGCGCACCAGAGAAGCCAAGGAGAAAGCAATCCTTGTCTTAGCCAATACTTGGAACACTTTCCCCATTACCTCTGCCAACACGCTCTTTTGGGCATACACACGCCCCTCGTTGATGAAGTAATACAGGGCTTTGTTTGCCGCCTCGAAATTGGCTGGGCCTAATAATTTCTGCAACTGGGCGTTCGTGGTGGGATTAGCCCATACCCGGTTGTTGAAGTTGACCAGTTCCGAAGCTGTCATCCACCCCTCCATGATAGAGCTATAACGAAGATATTCCCCAAGAGGGTTTATTTCCAGAGAGAGCGCCGCCGAAGAGGGAGTGTTCCGGTGCTTTGCGTAAGAGGGCAAGCCCGTCCTTGTGACGTGTCCCTTACTGTAAGCATCCATATCCCCTTCTTGCATTGTATTATAGGCGGCAATATTGCGGGGCGTATAGTAGTCATCAAGGATAACCGTCTGGCCATAGTTCTCTGCCATGAACGCCCGTAGCTTCTCGCCTTTTTCCCGATACAGGTTCTGTAACTCGTCAGCAAGGTAAAGCCCATCCGGCCCAAGCAATTCCAACAGCTTGGCAACATCTTTTTCCTTCCTCGCAAGGTATTCTTCTTCAATGGCTTCCAGCTTGGACTCAAACTCTTCGGAAGTAATAACACCATCATCAAGGCTCTTGTTTAAGCCCTCCAACTCCTGTTGGTACTTACGATAGTTGCCGAAATCCATCCCCTTGTCTCCAAGGTTTTCTCTCAATACATCCAAGCCATCCTTCTCTCTCAATGTCTGATAGACTTTTACAAGGCCATACTTGGTTAGCTCATGCCCCATAAAGGGAATAGTTTTTGTAGAAAGCTCATCAAAATACCTTGGAGAGTTCTGCCCTGCAATCTCCATCATTCCACGCATGATGCGAATCGCATTGGACGTAGCCTTTTCTTTTTCTACCCCTCGCTGTTGCTCTGCGAATTGGACGTTGTTCTGTAAGAATGTCCCTATGTCCTTAAAGGATTTCATGGAAGACATCACTTCGAGGAGTTGTTGAAGGCTCATGAATTGCGTGAAGATTCTATCTAAAAAGCCCGTTCCCCGTTGGTCCCTTTCCATTACGGCTTTTCTAAGGGCATCACGATTCTTCTCTCCTCCTACTCGCTCATTGATTTTAGCGTTAAAATCATTATAGAAGCGCTCAATACGTTCATTAACCTTTTTCCTGCGGAGTCGCCCTTCACGCTGTAGCTCCTTCAATGTCTTAACTGCTTCCGCAAGTTGCTGTGCATTGAGAGCATACTTATACCTTCCGTTAGGCATCTTCTCCCGATACAACGCACTACCAAACACCTCAAGGAGATTCTTTTGGTTTTCCAGATTTTCCAGTTCCAGAGCAAGTTCTTCTGTGGCAGGCTGGTTTTGAAGCTCATCTATGGTGCTATCCAAGACTTCAAGCTGGGTTGCAACTTCGGAAGGAGACATAGCCATAACCTCAAGGGCATCCATAGTCTCCTCTCTGGCTTGTGCGTCCAAAGAACGAGAGCGCCCCTTGGTGTCCTTAAAAGCATTCTCGGCAAGCCTTCGCAAGCTCTGTATGCTCTTACTGGCAAGCTTCTTCTCTGCCGCCGCCTCCGCTCTTTCCTCCTTGATGTCTTTCCTTATTTCCTTGGAGATTAAACCCCGGAGGAATTTCATTTCCCTGTTGAAATCCTTCTTGGCTTTAGCGTCCGCTTGCTCAACCCTCCTGTTTATCTCGTCCTGAATAATGCGCTCCAACTGCTTCCGGCTCGCCGCCTCCGCTCTTTCGTTCAAGGCCGCTACTGTGGCATCCAATGCAGTCTTCATGTCCGCATTAAACGCTTCGTTGCTCTTGGGATTTGCAAGCCTTTCGGCAAGCTGGTTGGAGATAAACTTCCGGCTACCAGAAGCCATTGCATTAGCGATAGAGAGAACAGAATTCAGTAACGCTTTCTGTTGTCCTCGTTCGGTCAGCTTCCCTTGAGAAAACCTTTCCGAAAGCTTTATCATGCTCCTCTGCAATTTATGGAGCTGGCCTATAGACCTTTCCGATGCGCCATTGACTATGTTTGATATGGCTTCGTTAATGGTTCTTACAGAAGGAGTTACGTCAATGGTTCCTCGCCTCCTCACGGAAGGAAGGCTCTGTCCCATTGGCAAAATGCTTTCTCCGGTCGCACCATTGACAAGCTCTGCCATATCCTGACCGTCACGACGTTCGGCCATAGTCGCCAAAGATTTAGACCACTTGACAAAATCGGGAGAGACAATGCCCTGCTCAATGGCCTCTTTTATCAGAGCGCCTTCCGCAAAGACATTTCCTACTTCCGCTATAGCGTCCTTCTGCCACTCAAGGATTGTTTGAACATTGCCGGGCATTGCGGAAAACAGTTCCGGCGTTGTTGCCAAAGCCTTCCCCATATTCGCCAAATGTTCCTGCAACACAACGTCATTGCTCAAATCCCCTATCTCTTCCGCACTACGTCCCAAGAACTCCAAGTAATTCCTTACCTGTGTTTCAATGACGCTTCGAGAAATAACGCCGCTCTCCAAGTCGGATATTGCACGGGCGTGAATTATTTCTTCCAGAATATTGAGAGGATTCGCTTCACCCCTCGCAACAGCAATCGTGCCATCTCTATATGCAGATACAATTTCCAGCTCATTTGCTACATCTTCAATACTTACTTTCCCATCACGAAAACTCTGCAACAATTCCGGGTCTTGGTTAATTACAGCCAAAGCCCTAAGTCGTGCTATAGTTGCATTGTTGTCTTCTGTGGATTGGATTTTTGCTCGGAGTTCGTCAGGAGTATAGCTCTTTATCTTCGTCTCCTTGCCCACCCCTGACTCTATCTCTTCTTGGGCGAAAATATTTAATGCCCTGATAAATCCCGGATTTGACTGCAACGCTTGAGACATGAACGTCCCTGCGATTTCGTCTGTTACTGTGGTTACTTTTTCAGCTCCACTTACCGGGTCTCTCTCAACAATATTAAAGGTTCCGTCCCCGTTGTCGGATATCTCCGGCATCAGCTCAACATCCTTAAACCTCTCTGCATTCTTAGCTAAAAAGTTCAGGAATATCCCCGCTTGCTGGTTTGTTATTTGCACGTCGGGGCTTACCCGGTTATTGCGAAGGGCCGATATAAGCCTGTTTGTGCGCTCCTTGCCGTCTGGCATTTCGGCAATAGCCACAGCTTCCGATTCGGGTACACCATAAGCTTGAAGAGCCGAAGCGCTTCTTCCTACTCGGTTGATGAGGTGGTTAGCTTGATAGCCCCCAACAGCACCAATGGAGCCGCCAAGAATGGCTGTAGCCCCCAATAGTTCAGGGGATGTGAAGTCCAATGTTTCCCACCAGTTTTTAAGGGTGTTTTGCTGGGTAAGCTCAAACCCCGCAGAGCGCATTACATTCTCCAATCCAACATAAATTGGGTCAGCAATGACTTCTTGGGTATATTCAGACAAAGCACCAGCCGCCGCACCTCTTACGGTAGCGGGAACTCTTCCGACAACAGAGGCCATTTTCCTACCTGCCTCTGCCACCTTAATACCCTTGGTGGCCAAAGCACCAGCACCAAGAGTTATGTTTTCAAGGAGACCTTCCAAGGCCCCAACAGTAACACCATATGTCAATGCTCCTGCCCTAGAAGAATTCGTCCTATATGCCTCAAGACCTACCGTTGAACCATACACCATTGAGCCGACAGCCATACCTGTGGCGGCCATAGATACAGGGCCTCCACCACTAGCTAAAAGAGTACTTCCTGTTACTGCCGTTATCTTGGGAACTTGGTCTGTTACTACCTTAGCCGCTATTCCTAGCCACGAAGTAGGCATGTCTCGGCCCTGACGATATTCCTGCTGGATAGCCAACGCAAGGCGTTCTGCTTGGGCGCTATCACCTCCTCCGTCAACCATGAGCCTAGCAAAGCGGGAGACATCAGAGGCGGTGTCGTCTATGGCTTGGGTGAGCCAAGTTCTGTCGTCTTTGGGCAACATGTAGGGAAGCATCTGAATGGCTAGAGAGAACGTCTCTCCTTCCCCAAGCTTCAACAACCTGTCTGCCATCTTGTCCCAATCCAGCTCTCCGCTTTCTATGTATTCATCTTTAATCCATGAGACGGAGTTATACGCACGCTGGTAAATGTATTTAAGCGCAGGTTCTTGGTTGAAAATGTTTTCCGCATACAGGTTTAGATTGCCTTCCAAGCTGTCGATTGCTTTCTGGTAATCGCCTCCTGTTTCTATAAAGGAATCGAAAAATCTGGTAGAAGCTTCATTGTATGCTGTCTCTTCCTCCTTGTTCCTTTGAAGCTCTTGAGCGTATTTGCTGACAACTCCGTGCATTGAGTCGGTTTGATAATGCTTTTTCAGGAGTTCTAGTGCATACCCTTTATCCATCTCCCCTTCCGGGAAAAAGTTTTCAACAATGCGATTGAAAACATATTTGTCTCGCATAAACTGCGGGGCATTATTGAAATCCCTAATTTGCTCAGCACTAAGTATTTTTTCCAGCTTATTGTTTGTTACATCTTGTGCAGGAACATCCCCAAACAAGCCTGTTGTTGG